CTTGAGGTCGTCCAGGTTGTGTCCGCGCGCTTGGAACTTCTCAATCGCTTCCATGTAAACGGTTTCCCGCCATTCAGGGCGAACTTGGTAGTCCACGTAGTTGTTGAGCGCGTCAAAGAGGATCTTGGCTTCGATCTGTGCGGATTGCTTCTTGAGCATCTTCGTCTTCTTGGCGTACCGGGCCATGAGACTGCTCAGGGCGACCATTTGATGTCTGGCGTTGGTGATCTTAACGCGTTGGGCGCCTTGGAAGCGGTGGACGACGTGTCTCTTGCTCTCGTAGTCTGTGTCCCCGTCGAGGGCGTCGGGTCGAATGGTGCCTTTGGCTCCTCCGTCGTTCGGAATGTCGGTGGTAGTGACGGCCTGGTACTCGTGTGTCTCCGTCGGTCCAGGGTAGAGCTTCTGCAGGATGTCCATGGCAAGGTCGGTGGTGACGTCCTGGGGCACGTATGCCGCGTCGGTTGACGGCATGATGGTGACTTGGGTCGAACGTTGGTCTGGTTCGACTGGAAGTTCAGGGGCGATCACGTTCGTGCCTGATGGATCAGCCAGGATGACGAGGGCTGGATCCATGTTCATGTACGTCGTGAGTAGCCCGTCCTCCTCCTCTCGCACGAAGATGTTCTTCTTGTGGCGGGTGAGGCCGACAGTCAAGTGCGCACGGGACTTCTTCAGCAGGTTCTTCTCTGCTGGGGACCCGTCGAGGTGGAGGATGACGTCCTCGAAGGTGCCGCCATGCACTTCGTGGATCGTACGGGCGCCGTTGCCAAACCGATCTTTGGTGGCTTGGAGGGCGGTGATCAGTTGGGCGCCCGGTTTGGTGAACTTCGGTCCCACAAGATGGATCGAGGTCTTGACCTTAGACGTGGTGTTAAGCCCAGGGTACTGCAGCTTGATGAAAGGGAGAGCCGCAATGTCTTGGGGCATTCGGTGAGTGGTGGTCAGCGTCTCGGTGTTGATAAGGTGGAGCATTTCCTCCAGCTTCACGCAGCCATTCCACATGTTGCCAAAATCTACGTGGCCCAGTTGTTGTGTATCACCCAGCAGCACGACCTTGCTGAACTGTGTTAGCCAGCAAAGGTAGGGCAGTGGGTAAAGGAAACATTCGTCCACGATGATGAGGGACGGTTTGATGTTCCTGGAGGCCAGTGCTTTGGCAGCTGAATGCATCGTCTTCGCACAGTGGGGATGCGAGATGGTGGTTTGGTATTTCATCTGGAGATCGCGTGTAGGCGTGATGAAGAGTGCGATCTCTCCAGGGTGCGCTGCCTCGAAAGCTGGGAGCGTCTTCTCTCGCATGATGGTTGATTTTCCGGCTCCGGCTGGACCGAGGAGCAGGCACATGCGATCACTCTGAAAGCGGACGAGCTTGTCGG